GGGCAATTGGCCCAGCTTGAAGCCTACAAGTCCAGCTTGAAAGCCATTATGATGAAGAAGTCTAGTGAGCAAAGCCTTGGTGGTCAGGAGCGTGAAGCCTATTCAAGCCAAGAATATCAAGACTTGTGCGTTGCAATAGGTAAGGCCACCGAAAACGCAGAAACCTTAAAATGGCAGATTACAGCCGCTACAATGCGCTTTGACGCATGGCGCACAGAGCAGGCCAGCAACCGCAACCTAGAAAAGATGACACGATGATTAACTTAGCCGAAGAACTATTGATACTTAAATCACTTGTAAAAATGTACGAAATAGCACTTGCTAACAATGATAAGGTGCTTATTATGGAGATTGCAGTAGATATTGCAGAATCAGCAGAAAAACTAGAACAACACAGCGTAGACAATGCCAACAGCTAAATGCCCACAAAAGCCGAAAAAGAAACCTACCGAAAAATTTCTGAACTGGGATGCTCATTATGTAGGCATCTCGGCTTTGAGGGAACGCCAGCGGAACTCCATCACATTAGAAGAACTGGTAGACGAAGTGATGCCCCTGTTATCCCGCTCTGCCCATACCATCATCGGGGGTCAAATACCAGTATTCACGGAATGGGGCGTAGAAGATTTGAAGCAGAATATGACATTACTGAAGAATCATTACTCGCTAAAACACTTGAATTACTTGGATGATCGTACTTAACCTACCCCTGCCGCCAAGCGTAAACAGCTACCGCACCATTTTTCGTAACAGGATGGGTATAAGCAAGGCTGGGAAAGAATTTAAAGCGCAGGTCAGCGATTATGTAATTGAGTACCGTGTACCCAAGTTAGGATCAGCACGGCTAGAAATGAAGGTAGTTCTTTACCCCCGTGACAAACGCAAGCAAGACATAGACAACCGCATCAAGGCCCTATGGGATGCTTTAGGTGATGCTGGTGTATTTGACGATGATGAACAAATTGATGTTTTGCTGATTGAGCGGGGCGCAATAAAAAAAGGCGGTGGATGCTTGGTTATGATTGATATTCTTGATAAAATAGAGGAAACTACCCCCATAACATAAGGATTTGTATGGAAAATTGCGCTTTATTCCTAGCTACAATGCTTCATTCAGCGACTAACACGCATTTTTTCCATTGGTCTACTGATTCTTATGCCAAACACAAAGCACTTGCAAAGTATTACGACAGCATCGTAGACCTAGCCGATACTTTTGCTGAATCCTATATGGGCAAATACGGTAAGTTCACCAGCTTCCCAAGCGTGTACCACCAGCCTAAAGACCCAATCCGCTACATGGAATCCTTGCAGAGTTTTGTCAAAGAAGCCCGCAATGATTTGCCGCAAGATAGCGAACTACAAAACATCATTGATGAGATTTCTGACCTTATCAATTCTACAGTTTATAAACTCAAGTTCTTGAAATAAAAGGATATTTATGCCACTCGATAAAAGCGGAAGTGCCGAATCAGTCGGCAAAAACATCAAAAAAGAAATGAAGGCTGGCAAGCCAAAAAAACAAGCTGTAGCCATTGCACTTAATGTTGAGCGTGACAACGCCAAGGGTGCTAGAAAAGCCACATTGGAAGAAGCCTATGGCCGTTTCTTGGGTGAGCGTGATAAATGAGCCGCAGGGATGACATTCGTGCCGCAGTAGAAAAGCACGATAAGCCTATTGCCAAGACAACTAAAGGCAAAGGCCGTCATTACCAATCAGTAGAAGAAGGCGCAGGCATGACCGCAGCAGGCCGCAAAGCATATAACGCCAAGAATAATAGTAATTTACAAGCACCCCAATCTAGTGGCCCAAGACACGATAGCTTTTGTGCAAGGTCAGCAGGATGGACTGGGGAACGGGGCAAAGCAGCTAGAGCAAGGTGGAAATGCTAATGAAAGACGGACTATACGCAAATATTCACCGTAAAAGGGCTAGGATCAAAGCTGGTTCAGGCGAAAAGATGGCTACAAAGGCTTCTCAAGGCCGCCCCAGCGCACAAGACTTTAAAGATGCCGCTAAGACTGCCAAGCCTAGCCGTAGAGAAATGATTGCATCTAAGATGAAGGATATGTAATGTTTAAAAAAGAAAAGATCAAACCTGAGAACTCTTTGCTGCAAAAGCACAAAGAATCAACGCTTGAAAAGAACCAGCGTTTGCGTTTAGAGCGTAGAGCCGCTATTGCCAATCAACTTAAAGACTTGGACAAAGAAGTTAAGTAAATGGCTACGCTGGCTGACCTTTTGCGCCAAGGTGCAGATAAGATCATAAATCTGCCTACTGAAGCGCAGCGGTTTATGTATAACCCCCAAGCATTTACTCAAATGTTTGGTAAAAACTTATTGCCTAATGAAACAGGTTTTGCTGAAGGCGCAATGGTTGGTGACCGTAAATACGGCAGCGAAAAAGGGTTTCAACAGGGTGAGCCACTAGCATTGCCGTTAGCCGTAGCATCTATGGGCGCACCGTTTGCAGCCCCAGCCGCTAGAGCGTTAGCACCCAAAGCCGCTGAAATGGCGCAAGATTACCTTACCAAAATGGGCGGTATATCAAATATAGTGCCAGTCAATAAGTCTATGGCTGACGCTGTAAGGACTACAAATATAGGTGACTTTGACCCTAGATTTGACCCTAGAAAACTAGAACAAACAAAAATTGCTGCCACAACGCCTGTAGTAGAGCAATTAAACAGAACAACGCCACCAACTGTATCGCTTGCAGACTTTGAGGGCAGGCCATTTATTACAAGTATGTCAGACCGTACCGCTGCTGGTGGTGACTTGCTTGGCGTTAATGATGTAATGTTCAAACGCCCTGTACACCTTTACGGTGGGCAAGACTATATGTTTAACAACCCCAATCAAGTATGGGCATCAGCACAACAGGCCGTATCGCCAATAATGCGAAATGCCAAAATGCTTAAAGAGGTTACTGGGCAAAATCCGCTGTATATACCTTGGCGCATGGCCCCGACTAGTGGTGACTTTGCACATATGACAGGCGAAAGTATGCTTGGTTATGCCGAAGCCGCTATGGGTAAAGCTGACAAAAAAGCCTTAAATGCTGCAATCAAAGACATTATTCCTAACTGGAAAGGCATTGATTCAGTAGATAGCGTCAATCAATACAGGAGCGCACCTAAGACTGCCCGTGATTCAATCATGCAAATTATGGATAGGGACTTTAGAGATGCTGGCAGCCTAAACATTGGACAGGCTCGGCTATCGGTTACTGACCCCCGCCAAATTAATGCAGCAGAAGGCGGCATACAGAATGTGGGCGAAATATTTGCAGATCAGCCTATGATTATGAGATCAGGCCATCCATCGTACCCAAGGGGTGTAGCTGGTCAGGGATTGGGAACTCTTGCCGATGACCGCAATATCTTTGAATTGCTGCCTAATGTGGTTAAAGAGCGTGGCATTGCTAATCCTACCGCCCCAGCACAAACAGACTTACGAGCATTACAAATGAAACCCTATGCAGGCATTATTACCGCCAAGATGCTACGGGACTTAGGGTACTAGTAAAGGTATTCAGGCTTAAAGCTGTTGGCAACCTGCTCGCCAAAGCGTTGAGATAAAAACTCACACACAGATTCATGTGTTACCAATTCAATGCCTGAAGCTACGCAAAAGGTTTCATGTAGGGTAAGAGCATCAAGCATAGGCTTAGACATAGGCACATCTACATTAACAATAGGGGTCATTGCAATCTCCTTGTTTTGTAATATAATTGTACCAATAATTAACTTATCTTAACAACTACTTGATAAAGATATGCCGAATAAACAACAAACTAATAATCCAAAGGGCAGGCCTAAAGGTAGCCCCAACAAGTCCACAGCAATGGCTAGGGAAGCGATTGCACAGTTCGTTGATGGTAACGCCCACAAAATGCAAGAGTGGCTAGAACAGGTCGCTACGGGCGTTAAAAACGAAGATAATAAATTCATTGTTTTACCTAATCCTGAAAAGGCTTTCGGTATGTTGCAGAGCGTCATGGAATACCACCTGCCTAAGTTAGCCCGTACTGAGCATACTGGTGACGAAGATCAGCCAGTTAAGATCATTCACGAACACAAGTTCCTAGATTGAAAGAATTAGTAAAGCGGTACGAATACCCGTACAAGGCTAGGGATGCGTTTCTAGACTTCCACAGACGGGATCAACGCTGGGCGGTACTTGTATGTCACCGCAGGGCAGGCAAGACCGTAGCCACCATATGCGACACCATACGCAGGGCAGTCACCGAGAATAAGCCTGATGCAAGATACGCTTACATTGCACCGTACTACGCACAAGCCAAAAATATTGCTTGGGATTACTTACTGAAGTTTGCAGAGCCAGCCATTGTCAAGGCCAACCAGTCAGAATTATGGGTAGAGTTAGTCAATGGGGCTAAGATCAGGTTATTTGGTGCTGATAATCCCGATGCACTTAGGGGTTTATACCTAGATGGCGTAGTGTTAGATGAGTATGCCGACATGAAGCCAAGGCTTTGGGGCGAGATTGTGCGGCCATTGCTTACAGATCGTCAAGGCTGGGCCACCTTTATTGGTACGCCAAAGGGCCATAATGCGTTCTACGATATATATAACGAAGCCCAAAAGAACCCTAGCTGGTATGTCAAGACCTTGAGAGCAGACCAGTCAGGCTTATTGCCACTAGCTGAATTGCTGGATGCACAGGCCACCATGTCAGACAACCAGTACGAGCAAGAGTTCCTATGTAGCTTTGAAGCTGCCATTCTTGGTGCGTTCTATGGTCAGGAAATGCGTAGGATCACCGACTTGGAGCGTATTACTACTGTTGACTACGATCCGATGTTCCCTTGTCACACGGCTTGGGACTTAGGTTTCAACGATTCAACGAGTATTTGGTGGTTTCAAGTGGTTTATGGTGAGATACGGGTACTCGATCACCATTCCAGTAACGGGCAAGCAATACCGTTTTACACCATGTTGTTAGACCAAAAAGAAGATGAGTTTGGGTACAAATATGGCTTCCATTACCTGCCCCATGATGCAAGAGCAAAAACACTAGCAAGCGGTGGAAAAAGCATAATTGAGCAAATTGCTGCAAAAATTGACATAAAACATCTAAAAATCGTACCAAATCTGTCATTACAAGACGGAATACAAGCAACACGACTTGCATTAACCCGTGCTTGGTTCGATAATAGATGTGAAGAAGGAATCGAATGTTTGCGTCAATATCAGCGAGAGTGGGATGATGATAAAAAAATATTTAGGGATCGCCCAAAGCACGATTGGACAAGCCATTCAGCGGATGCGTTCCGCTATCTCAGCCTTGTATGGAAAGATGAAGATAGTCCTATCCTCAAAGATTCAAATGTTAAAGGCCTTCATGTCGGGCAAACGGAAGTAACCCTGAACGAGATGTGGAAAGAAACCCCCAAAATAGTTAATCGCAGGATATAAAACATGGAACACACATACGAAGATTGGTTCAACTGCATTGCCCAGTACGAGCGAACATTTAAAGAATGGGAAGGCCGAGCCGATAAGATCGTTAAGCGTTACCGTGACGAATCCCGCAGCCGCAACAACCCTAATGCCAAGTTCAATATCCTATGGAGCAATGTACAAACCATTACCCCAGCGGTATTTGCAAGACTGCCAAGACCTGATGTAAGCCGTAGATTCCGTGATAACGACCCTGTAGGCCGTGTAGCTTCTATGATGCTGGAACGGGCATTGGAGTTTGAGATTGAGCATTACAACGACTACGCCAGCGCAATGAAGCAGGCGGTTCAAGACCGTTTACTTGGTGGGCGTGGTACGGCATGGGTTCGTTACGAGCCACATATTGTCGGCCAAGCTGGTGGTGAAGCTAATGGTGCGCCCGAAGATGGCTTTCAGGTTACCGAAGATTCAGACGAAGCCAAGACCGAAGGCGGTATTTATTATGAAAACGAGGAAAGCATTGAGTACGAGTGCGCTCCCGTAGATTATGTATATTGGCGTGACTTTGGTATGACAACTGCCCGTACATGGGAAGAAGTCACCGCAGTATGGCGCAAGGTGTACATGGAACGCCCTGCCCTTGTAGAACGCTTTGGCGAAGAATTAGGCGGCAGAATCCCACTTGATACCAAGCCTGATACTTCTAAATCGTTTAACGAGAAGATGACCGAAGGTTCACGGGAAGCCTTAATTTATGAAATTTGGGATAAATCGTCAGGCCAAGTAATTTGGATTTCCAAGTCTTTGGGTAAGATTCTTGATACCCGTGATGATCCGTTACAGCTTGAAAACTTTTGGCCTTGCCCAAAACCCATGTTTTCTACCCTCACAACCGACAGCTTGATCCCTGTACCTGATTTTGTACTGTACCAAGACCAAGCCCGCCAGTTAGACACGCTGGCAGATCGTATTGATGGATTCATTCATGCCCTTAAAGTGCGTGGCGTATACGATGCTTCTGAGCCTAGCTTGCAGCGTTTATTTACCGAAGGCGAGAACAATGCTCTGTTGCCAGTCAAGAACTACGCAGCATTTAGCGAAAAAGGCGGCATGGCTGGTGCTATTAACCTAGTAGACATTGCCCCGATTGCCCAAGGCCTGCAAATGGCTTATCAGGCTATGGATCAAATCAAGGGTCAAATCTACGAGATTATGGGCATTGCTGACATTCAGCGTGGTCAGACCGATCCAAATGAAACGCTTGGCGCACAGATTATTAAGTCAAACAACGCTTCAGGGCGTTTAAAGACCATGCAGCATGAAGTGGTGAACTTTGCTACCGCCCTGCTACAGATCAAAGCACAAATTATTTGCCAGCACTTTACTGAAGATACGATTATCAAGATCAGCGGTGCAATGCAATTAAGCCAGCAAGATCAGCAGCTTATACCGCAAGCATTAGCACTATTGAAGGATGAGCCAGCCAAGAACTTCCGTATCGAAGTGACTAGCGATTCCATGATTTATCAGGATGAGCAGCAAGAAAAGCAAGATCGTGTTGAGTTCCTAACCGCAGTTAGTGGCTTTATGCAGACCGCATTGCCAGTAGCGCAGGGCGTACCTGAACTTACCCCATTGCTCATGGAAATGCTCAAGTTTGGCGTAACCGCATTTAAAGCTGGTAAAGGTTTAGAAGGCCTGATTGACGAAACAGCCGACCAGTTTAGACAGCAAGCAGAAGCAGCTAAAGGCCAGCCCAAGCCACCATCACCTGAACAGCAGAAGATGGAAATGGATATGCAGATTGAGCAAGCCAAAATGCAGGCCGAACAGCAGAAACTACAGATGCAAGCACAGATCGAGCAGGCTAAGATTGAAGGCAATATTGCCCTTGAAAAAGCCAAGCAGGAGTTCCAAGCCCAAGAAAACCAGCTTAAATTCCAACTGGAAGATCAGCGCAACCGTCAGCAAATGCAGATGGAAATGGAACTTGAACAGACTAAGATGGACACCAACAACAATAAAGAGTTGTTACTGGCCTACCTTAACAATGCAGCTAAAATTGAAACAACCCGCATATCGTCAGGTTTAGATACTGGCGAAGCGGCTTATGCTGATAATGTTCAAATGGCAAACATATTGCAAGATCAATTAGGATATTCAGACATGAAAAACCATCCATTACAACCTGCAATTGAGAATATGCAGATGAGCAACCAGCAATTAGCGCAAATGCTATCTATGTTGCTAGACAAACTTAATCAGCCTAAGACTGTAATTCGTGGCCCTGACGGTAAAATTGCTGGGGTTCAATAATGCCTATAACAGTCAAGCATTTAAAAGTATCAACCATTCCTGATGCTGGGGATGACACACTTATTGAGCCATCAGACTGGAATGATGACCATGCCCTTACGGGTTTGGGAACGATGGCAGAACAAGACGCTAATAATGTGGCCATCACAGGCGGTGCAATTAGCGGTGTAACCATTCCTGCATCCAATGTCACAGGTACGCTTGGCGTTCCTAATGGCGGTACAGGGGCAACAACCCTGACTGGTTATGTAAAAGGTACTGGCACTACTGCTTTGACAGCGGCAGCTACCATTCCAAACACAGACATTACAGGCCTAGGTACGGCTTCTACCAAGGATGCAGGCGCAGCATTAGGTGTTGCTACCCTTGATGCAAGCGGTAAAGTACCTGTTTCTGAACTTCCTGCCGCAGTATTGGGCGCATTAAGTTACCAAGGAACATGGGATGCAAGCACTAACACACCTACTCTCACATCTAGCGTTGGTACTAAAGGTTACTACTTTGTTGTTAGCGTTGCTGGGTCTACTAATCTTAACGGCATTACAGATTGGCTGGTGGGCGATTGGGCGGTATATAACGGCTCGATTTGGCAAAAGGTCGATAACACAGAAACCGTAACCAGCGTAAATGGTCAGATAGGCGCAGTCGTATTAACCACTACTGACATAGCTGAAGGTACAAACCTTTATTACACCGATGTACGGGCTAGGGCATCAAATAGCGCAGGTACAGGTATTAGCTACGATAGCGCAACAGGCGTTATTACTAATGCTGCCCCTGACCAAACCGTAGTTTTAACGGCTGGAACTGGCATTAGCACTAGCGGTACTTACCCTAATTTCACAATTGCCAATACTGCCCCATCTTTGGGTGGTGATGTAGTAGGGCCAACAGGCGCAACAGACAACGCAGTAGCAAGGTATGACACTACAACAGGCAAATTACTGCAAAACAGTCTAGTCATTATTGGTGATACAGGCAGCGTAACAGGGGTAAATGCCCTGACCGCTGAAAGCCTTGTTATTAATAATAACGCCACATTAGGTTCATCTAATACAGATACTTTGGAAGTAAATTCACGAATTACTACTGATTTAGAGCCTAATGCCAATAACGCTAAAGACATTGGAACTAGCGGTAGAAACTGGCGTGATGGATTTTTTGGCAGAACCGTTCATACTGTAAACCTAGAATTAACAGGTACAACCAGCTTTGATGGCGCACAAGGCACGGCAGGCCAAGTCCTTACATCCGCAGGGACAGGCAATACGCCTACTTGGACTACCCCAACAACGGGCACGGTAACAAGCGTAACTGGTACAGCCCCAGTAGTATCGTCAGGTGGCAATACACCAGCAATTAGCATGGCTGCCGCAACTGGTAGCGTAGATGGCTATTTGACCAGTACAGATTGGAATACCTTTAACAGTAAAGGCGCAGGAACGGTTACTAGCGTAGCTGGCACAGGCACAGTTTCAGGCATTAGCCTTAGTGGTACGGTTACATCGTCAGGAAACCTTACTTTGGGCGGTACATTAGACCTTTCAAGCCCGCCTGCCATTGGCAATACTACCCCTAATAGCATAAATGGCACAGTAGTTAGGGCAAGTAACGGCCTTATTGTTAACTCTAATTCTATTGCTGCAAGCTATACCGTTGCTACGGGTGACAACGCAATGTCAGTAGGGCCAGTAACCGTAGCTTCAGGCCAAGCGGTAACAGTTTCTAGCGGAAGTCGCTGGGTCGTTCTGTAATGTTTTCAACGGCTTTTCAGGCTAATGCGTTTCAAAACAACGCTTTCCAAGTCTATATTCCACCGCCTTCAGAAGGCAAGATTGGCGGGGATGATGCGACATGGACAGAAGATGATTTAAAACGCTTACGCAAGTTATCTGCAAAGATAGCTGAAAGGCAGCGCAAATTAGAACAAGCTACTAAAGAAGCCAATGCTTCACGCAAACAAGCATTTAAAGATAAGATTGATCCTGTTGCTAAAGTTAAGCAACCTAAAGTACAATCCAAACAAGAGGTTAAAGCTGATATACCGTTAGCTGAAACAGAAGATTTACAGCGGTCTATAAGCTACCTTGAAAAACAACGGGATAACATCCTTGCGGCAGTAGCTTACAGACACCAGCAATATCTCATTCAAGAGCAATTGCGAGTAATTGAAGCCAAACGCCAAGAGGAACTTGACGATGAGGTTTCATTATTACTATTGCTTTAGACCCACACGCACAATATAAGTTAGCCTACGAAAACCTACACGCTGGCAGGTATGCTGCTGGCTTTAGGCTTTTCGAGTACCGTTGGCATCCAGCAATACTGGCCAATCAAACCATTCCATATGCAAGACTGCCCGCAGCCCCTAAAACATGGCAAGGTGAATCACTTTTAGATAAAACCATTGTTGTGCAAATGGAGCAAGGTTTTGGCGATATATTCCAATACGCTCGGTTCTTGCCTGCCCTAAAGGTCTTGGGGGCAAAGAAGCTAGTTGTTTTGACTGTACCCAATTTATTCCCGTTGTTAGGTCAAATGGAGTGCATAGACCAACTAACCAACTTGACAGAAGAAGGCCCAGCGCACGAATGCGACTACTGGATTGGCTCTATGTCGCTACCGTATTACATTGACTGCGCTATGCCATATGTAAAGTCATTATTTCCCGTAAATTTGCAGAAAATTGTCGGATCAGAAGGTTATTTTGAAGCCGAACCCAGTAATATTCCTAAAAAGGTAGGCGTAAATTGGTCGGCCAGCAAGGGTACATTGCATTGGATTAAGTCTATTTCCGTAGAACACATGGAAAGCCTAGTAGGTAGCGATGTTTACAGCCTAAATCCTGAAACCGATGGCGTATTTAGACCGTTGCCCAACGATGGCTGGAAAAAAGACTGGTCAATTACTGCCAAACACATGAAGGCCATGAAGGGCGTGGTTACGGTAGACACGGGAACAGCCCATTTAGCTGGTGCTTTGGGCGTAAAATGCGTAGTTTTGCTGCCTAAAGAAGAATTTGTATGCTGGCGGTGGAAAAATGCCCGTTGGTATGACAGCGTTTGCACACTTAGACCCCATGAATACGATCAATTACCCGAACTTATAAGGAGAATGTAATGGCTTTAGTCAAAGTCACCGTTAAATGCCCGCATTGCAAAGTCGATCACGAAGAATATGACGAAAAGCAGTTTGATGACCGTGAAAAGTACCTTGCTTACTGGAATTTGCCGTTTGAAGGCGAAGAAGCAGACAAAGCATGGCGGCAAAAGCTGGAAATGACCCCAAAAGAAGCACCTACGGTTATCCCCGACATTGAAGGCCACATAAGCATGGCAGACGGTACATGGGTTTCTAGCCGATCTAAGCACCGTGAGAACCTAAAGCGTAATAACTGCGTGGAAATTGGTAACGATGTACCTACCCAGCAAAAAGCCGTTGAATTTAGTCACAAACAGCAAGAAGAACGCAGACGGCAGATTGCTGAAATTGCGTATGCCAAACTTAACTACAGATAGGAAAAACCATGTCAGATGACCGCAGAGAATTACTTGAAGCAGCTTTAGACCAAGCCGAAGATGGCATTTTAGAAGCACCTATCGAAAAGGAGATTGAAGTAAATGACGATCCAATCCAAGCCGAAAACGCCAACGAAGAAGGTAGCGTTGAAGAAAGCGACAACCGTGACGAAAAAGGCCGTTTCAAAGCCCAAGAAGCCAGTACCCAGCAGGATTCCGCTGAAGAATCTGACTTGGTGGCAGAAGCTAGTGATGCACCTGACGAAGAAATAAAACGGCCTACAACTTGGAAAAAAGAGTATGTAGAGGTATGGAACAAGATGCAAGAAGGCAAACCGCTAGACAAAGCGGAATTTGCTAAGTTTGCTGAATACGCCAACCAACGGGAAGCCGAGTACAAAAAGGGTGTTTCTGCCTATAAAGCCGAAGCCGATAATGCACGGCAGCTTACCGAAGCACTTGGCCCGTTTATTCCTGAATTGCAAGCGCAAAACATTCACCCCGTAGCTTGGATCAATAATTTAGGTCGGGCGCACATGATTTTGACCAAAGCACCATATCAAGAAAAGGTGCAGATGTTTCATAGACTTGCACAAGATTATGGAATACAATTAAATTCAGATAGCTTACAAATGCCTGAACAGGCGTATGTAGACCCGTATCAACAACAGTTAATGCAACAGCTACAAGCGACACAACAGCAAGTGCAACAACTGTCAGCGATTCGGGATCAAGAGGAAAATGCACGGTTGACCCAAGAAATCAGCCGTGTAAGTAGTGACAAAGAGCGGTTTCCGCACTTTGAGATGGTAAGGGAAGATATGGCTCAATTACTTGAGCGAGGTTTAGCCCCAAACCTAGAAACGGCTTATGCCAAAGCGGTGCGTATGAACGATGAAGCGTACAAGCTGGAGCAGGATAGACTCCTGAAATCAGTAAGTACCCAAGCATCTAAGGCACAGCAAGTAGCAAAAGCTAAAGCAACTGCTGTCAGTCCACGATCCGTTACTCCTAGCGGGCAAGTGAAAAACACAGATGCAAAGGATAGACGATCCTTGCTGATGGCTAATTTGGCCGATGCAGAGGGTGGTCGGGTTTAACTTAATCTAATAAAGGAAATATCATGGCATTCGCAAATAGCGCAATCACCGATATTATCGCTACTACCATTCAAAGTCGTAGCGGAGTATTGGCAGATAACTTGACACAAAACAATGCAATTCTTCAGCGTTTAAGCTCAAAAGGCAATGTACGCCCATTCTCAGGTGGTAATGTGATTTTGGAAGAAATCATGTACAACGACCCAGCAACCAACAATGCTAATAGCTATAGCGGTTACGAAGTCTTGAACATCACCCCTGATAGCCCAATCTCGGCTGCTCAATTCAGCATTACCCAATATGCTGATTCAGTAACCATGAGCGGTTTAGAAATGCTCCAAAACAGCAGCAAAGAAGCAATCATTGACCTTTTAGATGGTCGTATGCAAGTTTCTGAAGCCCGCCTGTTGAACCGCATTTCGGGTGACCTTTATGGTGACGGTACAGGTAATGGCGGTAAAAACATTACTGGTCTTGCCGCTGCTGTAAGCACTTCACCAACAAGCGGTACATACGGTGGTATTAACCGTGCAAACTGGGCATTTTGGCAGAACCAAGCAACAACTGGTGCTAACGATGCTGCAACAATCCAAGCTGCAATGACAACTGCTGCTATCAAATCTGTTCGTGGTACTGATAAGGTTGACCTTATTATTGCTGGTAACACTTTGTATCAGCGTTATGTAGCTTCTTTGCAAGCAATTCAGCGTATTGCTGGTGTAGACGAAGGTGCAGCAGGTTTCGCATCCCTCAAGTTCTACGGTGGCGGTATGTCTGCTGATGTAGTACTAGGTGGTGGTATTGGCGCACAAGAGAACCCATTGTATATGTATCTCTTGAACACCAATTACATCTTCTTCCGCCCACACAAAGAGCGTAATTTCGTTCCTATCGGTGGCGAAAGACAGTCGATTAACCAAGACGCTAAACCTACATTGCATTAATGGTGTCTATAAACCAACTCTGATTGACTTGGAAGCCTAGAAGTAGGCGACAGGGCGGAAGGCGAAAGCCACCGTGAACGACTAAGTGAGATGGGCCTGAAAAGGTAAGCGATAGTCTGAACTAGGATATAACTTGAAGTTTGAAGTCCTAGAGAGCGATTCGAAGAAGTTGCTCCGCCACGAAAGTGGTCAGTAAGCGAAAGCTGAAAGTAACAGAAAGATTGTGAAGTTGTATGGTTGGGCAGGTAATTTAACTTGCTCGAATGCTTCATTGCAAGGTATTTTGAGCGGTACTTAATCAACTGACTAAATAAAGGAAAATATTATGTCATATAACATTACCCCCACCTCGGGCATTAATTTGGATGAAGTAGTTTATACAAATCCAAACTCTGCTGGTACTGGCGTTCCTGTCAATGGCCCACTTGGTTCACAAGTGTTTGGCTCTGACGGAAAGCGTTATGTACTAGGTGTTGCTGGTGCAGCTATTGCAGCTTCTACAGCAACTTGCTCTATCAATGCTTCTACCTTTGTAGTTTCAGCAGCAGGCGGCTCATATGCAGCCCCAGCCGTTGCCGTAGCTTCAGGTGATTATGCTTGGTTCGCAGCAGCTAGTGTTTAATAGCAAAATGTAGTAAAAACAGGGGGTTACCTTAATTGGTAGCCCCTTTTCCCTTTTAACAACCTAATACCTTAGGAGAATTAAAAATGGCTTTACCTTCAGATACACAAGGCGCAGATTCACGCTTACAAGTGCGTTTTTACAAGAAATCCGTACAACAAGAGCAAGAATCCATAGAAGCTGGCAGACCAATCTACAAAGACTTTGATTTTGTACATATTTGCGTTGCTGGCGATACCCTAACCGAAATTGACACTTATGCGCTAAATAGCCATAAACAACGCTTTCCTATCCAATGGGCTAACTACATGAATCGTGTAGGGGCGCATGATGAGGAAGTAGTTGGAACGCCTTTATCAGAATGGCCTTTAGTATCAAAAAGCCAAGCTGAAGAAATGCGGGCAATGAAGTTCCAAACGGTAGAATCTATTGCAAACGCTTCAGATCAACAGTTACAGCGTATGGGTATGGCGGCAGGAATGTCACCTTATGCGTTCCGTGACAAGGCAAAGGCATTTTTAAATCTAGCAACTACGGCAGCAGAAACCGATAAGCGTGAAGCAGAAATTAACGCTTTGAAAGAAGAACTTGCCAAAAAGGAACTAGAAACTGCTAAAATGAAGGCAGAAACGGAAGCGAAGATGGCCTTAATGCAAGAGCAAATGGCATCTATACTTGCTGCTGTCGGTGAAAAGAAAACCCGTAAAAAGACGGTAGCCACAGAGGAAGCCTAATATGTCATCAACAATGCTTGAATTGGTACAGCAAGTCACCGCTGAACTTAACTTAGCCATACCTACTTATGTGCAGGGCAACACCAACCAAGATGTGCAGCAGATTCTTGCGTTGATGAACCGTGCTGGGTATGACCTAGTAAAAGAACACAATTGGCAAGCATTGGAGTTGGAATATCGGTTTTACACTACAGCAATCACGACAACCTGCGACACCATCGAAAATACCTACACTTTATTGAATGTAGGCGATAACGGTGGGTTAGATAATACCTATTCAGTCGTAGGTACAGCAATTCCGCAAGATACCTATGTAGAAAGCGTGGATGGTACTTCTGTTACCACTTCACAGCTTTCTTCAGCAACTACTATTGGTGGCACGGTTACTTTTAGTAAAACTAAATATCCATTGCCGCCTGACTACGAAACCGTTACAGACAATACCCATTGGGATAAGACTAAACATTGGCAGATGCTTGGCCCAGTCGATGCACAACAATGGCAATGGCTTAAATCAGGCTATATTTCCACAGGCCCAAGGGTTCGCTGGCGTATTCTTGGCAATGAGTTTCAGATTTGGCCGCCTTACAATACCCTAGAATATTTAGGTTTTGAGTACCGTTCTAAGGGCTGGGCTAGAAGCGTAACCAATCAAGTAAAGAACAGCTTTACAGCCGATACCGATACAACCGTATTGGATGACAGCGTTTTAGTGTTGGCCACAAAACTTAAATACTTCCAAATTAAGTCTTTTGATACTACTGCGCTGCAACAAGACTATAACCGTTACCTAAATGTAGCTAAAGCCAACGATAAAGGCTCTGCAACCCTTTCTTTTGCGCCTTCACCAAGTGCGGTGCTTATTGGCTGGGCAAACATTCCCGATACTGGCTACGGTAGTTAATTATGGCAGTCGCTAAAGGCCGAACAGCTAGAACAGCATCGCTACCTTCCCCAATAGGGGGCTGGAACGCTAGGGATTCATTGGCGGCAATGTCACCATTGGATGCGGTTCAATTAGTCAACTTTTACCCTACCCCTACCGATGTATCT